ATCGACATTGGTTTTACCCGCATTGTAGGCGCGTAAAGCATCATCAACTTCAGTATATTGATTTAACATTGCGTCAAGATATTGATTACCAAGTTCGACATTTACATCAGGTAAAAACAATAAACGCTTTAAAGTTTCGTCAGAGGTGTCGTTAAAAACGTAGCCAAGTCTGTCAGCGATCTCAAAAGCGTTCTCTACACCAAAGCCCGGATCGCGGGCCGTGGGAAGCATGATCTGCATCAAGCCAATTGCTCCGTCTGGACTAACAGCATTGGGATCACCATTGCTTTCTGTCATCATTACGGCATTTCGTAATCCCTCAATCTCAACTTTATCTCTCGCAGTGGCTGCGCCGCCTTCAGCAAACTGTTGATAAGATCCTATGCCCCGTGGGCCGCGGTACATGTCACGAGCCGTGTCACTAAGGGATCCAATGCCTTGAACGGATCCGCCCATTGCCATGCTAAACGGAATGCCATACTGGTTTTCAAGTATACGTTTTAAAGAACTTATATTGGAATCAATCTTGTTTTGACTAAGCCCTTCTTTCATACCTTTATTAAATTCGTCCAGTAAGGCTAAACGCATCATTTCGCGTTTTCGATCGTCTTGGTCTTTTAGAGATTGGCGAAGGGCATCAGACATTCTTTATCCTAGCGGCGGGAGCACAAGTGGATTTGTGGCGGGCGTGTAAGCGTCAGGGGTAAACGCCGTAAATGTGTACGGTTGGATAGTTGAGGTGTTCGTGCTTGGTAATCCCGCTATACCTGCCGTGCTTATGTTTGCTGCGGGCACTATCGGAGCGTATCCAGTATACGTTGCGGGGGCCGCGGGCACCATTGCGGTATCGTTTTGCGCTGTATTTAATGCCGGAGTTGTAGCGACATTACTAATAATATTTGCACCAGGAGTTGTTGTTGCGATGTTATTTATATTACTAAGATTGTTTGCAGCAATCTGATTATTAAGCGTGTCTATGAGACCAGAATAATCTGTGCCCGTAGCGGTGCTCAAAGAAGTAAGAGCACTCACTCTGTCTGCGTCCGATAAACCAGATGTTGGGTCCAAAGCAACATTAGATAAATTATCGATTGCAAACTGTACGCCCGCACCATCGGCAACTCCTAAATTTGCTCCAAGAGATTGTGCAAACTCTAACTTTTGAGCCGCCGTCAAGTCATCTCTATTATTTACCATATTTATAATAGATTGATCTGCCACTCCAGAATTTAAAGTCATAATGCCGCTAGGATCAGTAAAACCCTCGGTGTCTGGGTTATTCACCCTTTCATCAAAGTCTGGTGGTGTAATTGCATCAAGTAACTTTTGTCGTTCAGCTTCCCGTCGTTGACGTTTAATTCTTCTTCCAAGACTTTCTTTACTGCGGCGTGAGGGAGGCAATGCTGCGTCAACTAACATTTGATTTGGTTTTGATTGTGCCGCTTTAATATTATATTCAGGGTGTCCTGGAGGAGGTCCTGAGTTCGTCATACCTAAAGCATCTTTCACAACCCCAACAGCCTTATTATATGCGTTTGATACGAAAGAACCTATGCCCCCGCCATTGGAAAACTCCATGGGAGCCGTGGCTAACGACGGAAGACCCCCGCCATTGCGGTAAGCCATAATCTGTTTGGGCATATCACTTCTCATCATATCAGGCTTCCTATTCCTTCTCTGTTTTTAATCATACTCGAAATCGGGTCGTTTGGAAATAAGGCGGCATACCTAGACTGGGTCGCGGGCTGCGAAACATTGTTTGGGACAACTGGCGCAGGGGCCGCGACCTGTCTAGGTTGAACCACCTGACGGTTGGTGGGAGTTACCGCCGGGGGTATTAGGGATGCTCGTTGGTTAGTTACGGGAACGCTTGGGATTACTTGGGATTCTTTTTCGTTAGCTGGAAGCTCTTGTTCGACCTCTCGAAGCGATTCATCTCTGCTTGCGGTAAACCCTCTCATCGGAAGCACTACAAATCCTTTGTATTTTAGATAGTTTCCAAGGCTGTTTATAAGGCCTCTTTGATTTGATGGATCATCCGAATAACTTCTCATCATTCTTGCAAGAAGTTTTGGATCTTGAAGCAGTTGTGCAGTAAAAAGCATTTTTTGGCTTTCAGGGATACGCAAAGCAATATTGCGCATTGCCTCCGCACCTTTGCCCGCGGCAATGATTGACCCGGGACCCGCGTTTCCTCCTGTTATTAAACTTTGGGATCTCGTACCGATTGCCGATCCCGTAATGCTTAAAGCAAAATCTAGAATTGGTTTAGCTTCCGCAAGATCAACCGTTAGTCCCTCCATGGTATCAACCATATTTGCTTTAGCTAATTCTTTTAATGCAGTTTGTGCCGTATCGATATCCCTTTGAGTAAAGATACCTTTATTTTTTAAATATTCGGCTAAAGTTGTAGATCGTGGCCCACGCCGAGCAGAGGTCCTACCTTTAGCCGTATCAAATTTTCTTTCAAAAAGATTATTGTAAATGACCTCGGGTCTAAATCCCCCTCTTTCGACGGTGGCGTCAGCACGAGGCGTAGGTCTTCCCAAAACAAAATATTCAAAAATAGAAGATTTTAATCCCTCAATCGCTTGTTCTCTATCGACATTTATCGTTTGTTGGGTTTGTTTAAAGGTCCCTCCTGTGTCTTTTACTTTATCCAAATATTCTCTTGCAGATTTTCGGTCAAAAAAAGTTGAGGTTAACCCTGTTTCTTCGTTACTGACATAATAAATTGTAGCTTTAGTCTTTTGACCTTTTTTTGGAATCACGTTGACAAGAGCTTCAAGTCTTTCAAATTGATCTGCACCAGAGGCAAAAGCTTCCGCAACTGCATCTGTTGGATTTGACCTGATTTCTCCTTTAGCGTTTCGAAGTAGGGAAGTAAAGTTTACCTGTTTTTTTGCCTCTGCTAATGCACTACTGTCAAAATCTTCAGCTTCCTCTAGTAAACCCTTTTGTGTTTGAACGTTTCTAAGATCTTCAAAGATATCAGGGAAAGTTGCTTCTAAACGAGCATTACTATCCATCCAGTCTTGCAATTTTTTAGTGTCAATTCTTTTTGTTACGGGGTCAACAGAGGCTGCTCTCGCCGACCTAATCATTCTATCAATAACTCCGTTTACTGAATCAACTCCTGCTTGAGCAGAAGAAAGATTATTATCTAAGGCAAATTGACCCGCAGCCTGTATATCTCCTATCCTAACTGCGTTGAGATCTGCATTTGCGCCTAAAATATTTCCAAAAGATTCTAAGGCTAATCGGTAATCCCCTTGTTTACCTTGAGATAAAGCTTTTCCTAAATAACTTCTTAAGTAAACATCATAGAAAGCGCGAGAATAAGCGTTTGCACTTTTTAAAGCCCTTAACTTATTTTCATCGACTAAATCTGCCCCAAAGTCCTCCATGTTTTGTATGTCATCTTGAATAGCTTCGGCAAACATTCCCGCTAAACGTCTTGTTTCAGGTGATTTCGTACCATCTCTTGCAATGTTTAATGCCTCTTTCCGTCTTGTATTTAAGACCGATAAAGGCAAAGATTGAATTTTATCTTTACTTTGCGTTAGCTTTTGAGGGTTCCCAACAATATCTAAAAGAACAGAAGTTTCTTCTCTAAGACCTTCCGGCGTAAATTGGGATTTAACTTTATCTGTAAATTGAATTAAATTTTTTAAATCTTCTGCTACATCACTTTTGTCAAGAATACCTTCGTCTTCAAAAAATCTAACAAATTTTGGTGCTGTCGCTAAATTTCCATTTTCCTCATAAAACATGACATCTAAGTCACCAACTTTTTTGTATAAAGTTTCTTGTTGGTTTCGGGCAATTTTTTTCTGAGCAACTTGAATGTCTTGTAGTTTTTCAGACAATAAAATTATGTCGGCATCATCTAAATCTTGTAAACCTCCCGGTGTTGGATCAGTCACTTCGACTCTTGTTCCAACAACAGACATGTCCGACACATCTCTACGTTTTGATTTAGCTAATTGGTTCACGGCATCAAACAAATTTGTTTCAGCGTTTAAAAGCCTTGCCGATAGAAATTGATTATAAATTGACTCCTCTAATTGTGCAGCGGCAACTAAAGCGGCTTTCCCAATCTCCGTGTCTTCATTTCGATACAAAGCATCCACGGCAGATTGTGCAATTCGTAATTCCGCCAACTTGGCTTCAACTTGAGCTTTATCAAGAAAATCAAACTGTTTCTTTAATGTGTCTTCCATAGCCAACAAAACAGGGTTTTTTGTTGCTTGTGCTGCGGTTTGAGGAACGCCATTAATTGTGGCATTTTTATTTAATAAATTAATAAGGTTTTCAATATCTTCTGGTTCATCCAAACTTCCAAATTTTTCTAATTCTTTTTTGATTTCGGCAAAACCTCGTTGTGCTTTTCCAGTCCTAAATTTATCTGTAACCGCTTCTCCCGCACCTCGAAGCCCCCCATCCAATGCCCCGCGAAAAACATCAATTACAGGTGAAAAAACGTTTTTTAACACAACGCTCGATAATTCCCCAACTGCAAGAGGTGTAACAATGCTACCCCCTAACTCACCCGCTAATTCAAGTCCCCCAAATGGGTCCATTTCGGCAGCCTTACCTGTGCCAAGAGCAGCACCCCCTACAGCTAAAGCTTCATAAAAAGCAAATAATGGAAGATTATTTCGTTGATCTTTTGCAGATTTTTTTATTATTTGTTCTAAGGCATGAAGACGTAATAATGAACTTGGAGCGGTTTTACCTTGAAGAACTGCGGCAACACCTCTTTCAAACATATCGTTTACAATAGGGGGACCTTCGTAAGGTATGCCTTTACGGCGTCTTAATCCACCACTCATTGCACCTGTTATTTTTTTTGCGTCATTAAGCTGTCTTCGCAGACTTTTTTCCATAGAGTCTGAAAAATCAAAATCTCTTCCAAATAAAGTTTTGTCTTTTGAAAGACTGTTAACCAAGTAATCTTTTAAATTGTTATTTACGACTTTATCTGCACCTAAAATAAGAGGAGAAAATGAAACAACGTCTGCCGCTGCTTCTCCGGCTCGCATTTTTGAATACGTTTCTGGTGTCGGTAAAGCTTCCTCCCCGATTATAAAGTCGGTCGCCTCCTGCCCCAGAGGACTTGAGAGAACACTAGCAACTGTACCCGTCACGATAGGTGCAACGGCTTTAGCGCCTTCGTAAACAGCGCCAACTAAATCTATGGGTTTAATGCCTGTGCGGGGGAATCTGGGTAATTTTTTTGTAAATTCAGAAGTTCCTTTTGCAGTAGCTGCAAACGCTGCAACAGAAGGTACGTTTTCTAAACTTCTTCGACCAAATGCTTCAAGAAAACCACGGTCTTCCATAGTAGTCATGGATTTTAAAATTTGATTATCCGTAAGTTTTATTCCTGGAGCAAACTTTGAGGTCCCTTCAGTAAGTTCTTTGTATGTCCCAAACCCTGGGTACATTGCGGAAAACTGATCTGCGGCCTCAATGGCAAAAGCTTTTTCAGGTGTAAAGATTACGGATTGACCGTCTTGACCTTCTACTCTTCTTTTTTTTCCTTTTGAAGAGGTAAAAAGTCGCATAATTTGCTCATAATACTCCGGCGTGAAGTCAATAGGTTTAAATCCTGTGTAATCAAAACCTGATGTATCAAGTGTTAAAGGCTCCGTGGGTGGCGGCACAATCGGTTCGGCCTGCACTTCAGATGGACTCATCTCTGGTAAAATTGTATTTTCTGTAACCATTTTAATCTCCAGATTCGCTCTGAGCTTTTGGTTGGCTTATTTTACCCATTTTAAACATAAGATCTTCAAAAGTCGCACCTTCAGATTGCGGGTCATCTTGCTGCGTTTCTGTTGTTTTAACTCCGTCGGAGATATTAGACAAAATTTGGTAACCTGATTTTAGAGAAGCAAGCTCTTGAAGATTTTTATCTAACTTTGCGTATTCATCGCTATCCAATGGAATATTTTCATTATTTAATCGATCAACAATAATTTGTTCAGCATCCGCAATTCTTGAAACAAGCGCCTTGGCATAAGAAGCGGCTTCATCATCCCCCGTCCAAAAAGCACCGGGTTTTGGAACAAGTTCGTCCAACTTTTGTTGTTGAAAAACACTTTCCCTAATTTCTGCGGCTTGCGTGAAGAAAGTCATAAATTTATTGTTTAAGTTTTTAACGGCAACAGTTGCTTCTTTTGCCTCTTTTGCAGGGGATCCAAAAAATCCAAAACTAAGCGCCTCCACACCTTTATTATAAATATTTGCAAGGAAGGACGGAGATCCAAAAGCTTGCGAAGCATCTGTAACATCTTTAAATAAAATAGATTGTTCGTCTGCTGAAACTTCGTAAGGCACAGCTTCTTGAAGCCTTTTGCCTGTAACGTTTTCATAAAGCTCGTTAAATCTTTTTGTAGTTGAGTCTTTTAACTTATCCGTCAATTCGGTTGGTAAACGTAAACCGGGAGTAGAGACATATTGTTTTGTTTGATCATTCCATTCCCTGCCAGGATCTGTGTATTTCAACAAACGACCCTCATAAAGTTCAGCGTTATCTAACGTTCCGTCAAGAAAGGCATCTATACGTTTTTTACCATCTTCCGTACTACCAACTAAATACTCTAACAGATCATTGTTATTTTTTACTTCAAGCGATTTAAGTTTATTAATTTCAGCTTTCAAAGCTAAATCTTGATTTTTATAATCTTGATCGAAATACATTTTCAGTTTTTCTAAAGTAAGTTTTTCGTCGCCTTGAAGCAATCTATGTTCTTCAAATGCTTTTGTGATCATCATATCGGCATGTTTTAAAGCACGATCTTTATCTTCCGAAGCTAAATCAAGATTTTTAATTTTTTCCTCAAACTCTCTTCGTAAGACAGCTTCGTCTGATTTAAAATCTCTATCTTTTTGGTTTTCAAATTGAGTGGATATTCTTGCAAGTGAGTTTTGAGCCGCTTGAAAGTTTCTTTCACTTTGTGCAGCAACTCTATCAATACCTGCTTTTTTATCAATAACCCCAAGTTCAAAATCTTGCGCGTTTTCGATTTTTGCTAATTCAAAATTATTTTTAACACCCAACACTTCTAATTTAGTGCTTAAATCTAATTGTGCATTTAATGTAGCCAACTCTTTTTGAGCCGACGCTAATCGATTAGCAGCAAGGACTTGTGCTTGCCTGTCTTTACTGTTTTCAGCAGCGGTTGCTGTAATTTTTAAATTCGCTAATGTTTGTTCAAGATTTAATTTATCTTTTTGTAGTTCTCTTTTTAACTCAGCCTCTGACTTCGCAGCGTCTTTTCTTGCCCCTATTTCTACCCTTGTTAATTCAAGACGATTTAAATTTTCTTGTGCTAATTTATTCATCTCAAAGGCTCTGCCTTGAGCGCCCGCCAATTGTCTTTCGGCACTTTCAAGAGCACTTAAATCCATTTGTTGTTCTTGTTGTTTTTGCACATCTTTCATCTGTTGAAACTGTGCCGCCCGTTCACCGATTTTAGGAGCAAGTTGTGATTGAGCCACCGCATTTGCCAGACGTTCAGCAACAGAACGCCCGTCAGTAGATCCTGCAAACTGTAAGCCTGCCTGCGCTATGTCAAACAACATCTGAGCTTGAGTTAATCGTTTTTGTTCTTCAAGTTGCGCTGCCCGTTCTTGAGGTGTTCCCAAGATCCCGCGTCGGATGCCCTGGGCCTCTTTATAATAAGGCATCAAAGACGTGCCTAAATCTAAAGCTACAGGCTTTTCATCCTTTGGCCCACCGGGAGGAGTACCCTTCTGAAACTTTCGGACCATGACAGGTCCACCTTGGTTAAAATTTACGGGTGGAGTGTTGCCCGCCCCCATTGCCATGAGTTCGCCAACGCCTTGGGACATCTGTTCCCCTTCAGCCATACCAACGTCTTGGACAAGAGACTGCATCAACTCGCCAATGCCGCTGTCTACCGCGCCCTCTTCTGTCATCATTATGGTCGGCTGCACCATTGCCAAAACACTTTCTGGCGTTTTATTTGCATCAGCTTCCCCGACATATCCTGCAAGTTCCGCGTACCGCGCTTCAAGGGGCTTCTCATTGCCTCTAAATGCGTCGATCAAACCCTTCGCATCATCAGCCCCGTCTATATTAGTAATCATTTCAGAGGCATAAGCCTGACCCAACTCTTCGCCTTGACCCATTGCAAGATCTTCCATGCCTTGCACCTGTGCCACCTGTTCAGGATTTACTTGCGGTGGTGCCATGCCCATCATTGGCGGAGCCGCAGGACCGCCCATTTGACGGAACAAAGGCCGATTCATTACGGACCCACCGCCGTAAAACTCTTCGGCTGCTTCTGGATCGATCTTTCTTTGCACGTACTCTGGTAGTGCCTGAAAACCTTTATTCATTATAATAGCCCCGCTCTTGAAGCGCCCGCCGCGGCGCTAAGTCCTGATATACCCAACCCTAATGCGGTTTGGAAAGGTGAAACTTGTGGCGCAGATGACGCCGTTACCGTTGATTGTGAAGTCGGAATGCCCGCATATATGTCGGACAAGAAACCAAACTGTTGATATGGATATTGCTGCGCCTGCACATTAGTCAATCTAGTTGCATCTAGACCCGCTTGTGCCACACCACGTTGGATGTTGCCCGCTTGCAATGCCGCATTGATTTGGTTCTGACGTATGTTTTGACCGATCTCGCCAATACCCGCCTGTTGAACGCCCAACTGACCCAAGTTAGTACCAAAGTTACCATATTGCGCGGCTAACGATCCAAGGCCCTGACCAAGTGCAAGCTGCCTATCTGCAAGATCGCCAATTTGAGATACGTCCGCTTGACCCAGTTGTCCGTATTGTAGGCCAAGATTACCAAGTAACTGCGCTTCCTGTAAGCGTCTTGCCATTGAAGCATCAAATCCGGCCTGTCTAAGCTGACCAGAGGTTCTGCCCATTTGCTCTAATGCATTTCTAAATAACTCTTGTTCAGCCACGGCTTGACGGGATCCGCCAAAAGCACCTGACCCAACCGCCTGTGCTCTTACCCCTTGTTGCTGCAAACCTGCTTGTCTCGCAATGTCCCCAAGACTTCTTTGCACAACCTGCTCTTCAAACGGATTAAAAGCACCAATACCTCTAGCTGTCTGTGCCGCAGCCTGTTGGTATGTGTAGGGCACCGCTCGCTGCGCCGCAGCAAGTTGAGCAGCTTGGTTTATAATGTCTTGAGTTTGTCCAGTGGTCGTTTCAGCCTGACGAAGGGAAGGAACCGCAGCACCTGTTACGATGTTCTGTCCACCTTGTATCGCCGCTTCTCCTGCCTGCAAAAACGGTTGATACGCTCCAATGCCAGACTGAGCAGCACCTATAGCAGCACTTTCTGCCGGAGTCAAACCTGCAACTTGATAAGCCGTTTCTGGCGGCATACCTGCGGCAACTTGATTTTTTACAAACTGTTGTACGTCTTTTAGTAAGCCTAAACGGTAAGCTTCAATTGCAGGATCCTGCCGTTGAATTTGAACTGTTGTATTTTCAACCATTACGCTACCGCTCCTCCCTCAAAGGACCGCATGATGTCATACATCTTCCTAAAGCCCTTTTCTCGGCTACCGCCGCCTGCATTCTTCACAGCTTTTGCAGTCATTACAAATTCACCATCAGATAACATTGCAGGTATGTCATCAGACGTTTCAGTTCCCGGCCCCTCTATCTGGCCCGTGCGCCGCGGAAAATTCATCGCGCCTCCTGATGCAGCGGTTCTAACTTCTTCATTAGAGCCAACAAACCGTGCAGGCATAATTACATCCGCAACATCATATGCCGACAAGACAGGTCTTCCTAAAGCATCTATTCCATAAAGTTCAGCAGGCGTCATACCTGTAAGGTCTGGATTAAATCCCGCTAACCTGACTTCAGCAATCTCTTCAGGAGTTGCTGTTGAGCCGCTCGTTGTAGCTGAAGGAGTAACTACGTTAGTGCCCGCTCCTGTAGGTACAAGATTAGAATAAATATTTGCTATAGTTCCTTGGTTTGATCCATACAACGCGGATGACGGAACCATTGTATCAGCGAGATTAAAAAATCTTGTGGCACCGGGCTGTCCAACACTATAGGCACCCGGATTTTGGTTGTACACATCTGTTGAAGACGCTAAAGGATTGGTTGACAAATCTTCTGTACCATCTCCTGACCCGCCTCCACCGACGTTAATACCCAAATCAGTAAGGTCAATGTCTTCTGCGGGAATTGGATCGAAACCTCCGGCAAGGGCCGTCGCCCCTAATCCAAGTCCGCCATACAACGCTGCTTTTCCTAAAGAAAACTTAGAACCTGCTGCTGATGCAGCATTCGCAATATTTTGAGAATTTTTAGCCAAATCCATAGCTTCCCCTGAAGGGATGCCCGCATCTACGTTTTTCAGATATTCTGCTCTCAAATCAAAAGGTTCTGCCGCTGCTTTAGGCATAAGTGCTTCAAAACTTGAATCCATAGCGCGGCCTGTGCCTAAAGGATCAAGAAAACCTGGGGCGTTTTCGATTTTAAAGCGATTTTGAAAAAATCCTACATCTTGAGAAGGTAAAGCACCTTTAAGACCTGTCATAAAGCCTTGACCAAGTGTTTGCTCTGTTCCAATCGAACCTAGAGCGCCCGAAACGCCAGAGGCTATACCCGCAGTTATGCCCCCAAGGGCGGCGCTTTTTAACGCATCTCCAAAACTTTCACCCTGAATTAAACCTCCAATACCTGCACCAATCGCTCCTGATGCAATGGCACCCATACCCGGAAAGAAATAGTTAAGACCGACAGGAATGATTATCTTTGCCGCTTTCTTAAATACTTTTTTAATGCCGCCAACTAATTTTTTAAGAAAAAACTCACGCTGCCCCGTCATCGGGTTGATAGAGTTACTAGCAGAACCCACGACATATGCTTCGGGGTCCGCGCCCTCCGCTGCGATAGCATCTTTTATTTGACCAACAAGTTCAGGATTGTTTTCTGCAACCTCGCGAGGCACCATGACCTCTTTTTCTGAAGCGTGTACAACAAAAGTGTCCCCTTCACGGCCCATCTTAGCCATGCGGTCTGCCACCTCTTTCATAGAGTTGATGCCGCCTGCGTTACCAAACATCAGGACGTTGTCGTCAATCTCGTCCATATTAGAAGTAAAGAAGCTACCCAGTCCCCCTTCGGGCATTGTGATTGTTTCATACTCCTGCATTAGGCTTCTCCTGAGATTGCTTCGGGGGCAGTTACGGTTATAGAGGTACTGCGTCGCTCTGCGCCTGTCCACGATTCGCCACAATCTGGGCAACTACCATCCGGGTAACTCGCGACCTCTGCGGGGGTGTCAACTGCATTATCACAGTGTACACAATGCACTATATCAGAACTTGTCGCAGGTTTCCACTTAGAACCGTTTGACATTATTAAAATTGTGTCATCACTCATGTCGTTGTCACCGTAACTGTTCCTACCGCACCTGTTGCATTGGAGCCGCGCACATGCGGTTTATTTAATAATGCTATCTTAACAAAACCATCCTGTTGAAACAATGCTCCATTTTCTAGACCCGAATCGTCCGTTTGTAAGTCCGTAAGGGTCAGTCTTGTTGCCCTTTCTTCGCCCGGATTCTGTTGTTGCTCCATATATATGGCGAAACTTCGCGTGAGGTTCGCGAAGTATTGTTGATCGTACTGCGTCGGAGGTACAGCAAAGAAGGGTAGAATGAGGTTTCTTGACACTATCTTCTCCCATCAGGCCGTATATCCAACCGTGGTGAGCCAAGCCGCCATCCAACCCCCGTTGCTGTCGACTCAACCCTTACTGCAAAACTTCTACCCCGTAAGCGCAAATGCACTTGATCCGTAAACTGCTCGACAGGTACGGATGCCGACTTTGTTACAGCACTTGAAGTAGACTGTAAGTAGTTGCCCCCAGGGAAATTTCTTGTTTTTACTGTTATGTTTGCAGAAGGACTGCCCGCAGTAGATCCTCGAAAGGTTAAATCTGGTATCATGCGACGGATAAAAGAAAACTGCTCTCCATCTCCAATGTCCATTTGGCTTGATTCAATATATGCAGTAAGTGCAGACCCATCGTCATCAAATCCAGATTCTTGAGTGTAGAGATAGTTGTTTGGCCCTGCTGCAATAGGGTTGTCGAAGATACCACGATCCATCCAAAAGCTTCTTGCAAGTGCGCCATAATACCAAACCTGTTGCTCATAGTTGTATATTACATATCTATCATTTGTATCACTGCTTGCAGATGGATAGAACCACCAAACCTCAGAAAAAGCTGTATTAGTTGCAGCGACAACCTTTTCTCTCTGTAAGAGATTAAAATCATCGAATACAAAGTCCCTGACAGAACAAGGCAGTCTTTGCACCGTACCACCGTAAACATAGAACTCTTTTAATCCCATCCAGAACACGTTGTCTTCTACGGCTACGGCACACAACGGCCCCATGGTTGTAATGTTCTCTGATACAAGGTTTACACCAAAGGTAAACGGTGGCCCTAAAAACTGCATGGCATACAAAGATTCGTCGGTGTACACCAAGATCTGCTGCCTTGTTTCCACAGCCGTCACAATCTCTGAACCAGACCCAAGTCGTAACTCTCCTGCTGTGTTTGTCGCTGTTGACGCCCAATCGGTTAAGGACTCTTGTGATGAAAAACGTATTACAAGCGGATCTTGTACACCCGCATTAGCTTCTGGATCACAACCAAACGCTATAATATGCCTGTCTCTATCTGAAACCATAATCTGCTTTGCAATAGATGGTGCGCTCGTTGATCCGGCAAGAGATCCAAGATTAACCGCTCTCGTTGCAAAACCACCTGTTTTGTCCCAATAGTATACACCACCGTTACGCACGTTTATAAGAAGATCTTCACCAAAATTATCGTGGGACCAAATACGCAGGGTGTTTGTAACAATCGGCGTAGTTGCCGCTTGACCCCAACCATTACGTCCCCAAGTACCAACACCCCAACCTGCACCTGTTGCAGTTGTGTCTAGCCCAACACTAACTTGATACGCTCCTACCACAGAACTGCCACCGTTGCCGGAATCCGATCCACTTGCAGTAACTAAACTAGGAACCAGAGCACCGTTTACAGTTATACTAGCTAAAGTTGTGCCTGCGGCACGAGCAGAGATCTTATAACTGTTATCATTGATTATTTCAGTAATGTTGTACTCTTGGTTTAATACGGTTGCGGTTATGTTACCACCAAGACTTGCAGCCCCACTAAACGTTACAAAATCATTTACCACCGCGCCATGATTTGTATCTGTTACTGTAATTACTGATGACCCATTGGTCGCAGAAAAAGTCACATCACCCGCTGCTGTTGTATTTCTAATCGGTGTTATGTCATTAAAGGCACCACCATCTTGGTTGATATAATACTTTAGTGAGGTTCCAATGCCGATCAGTCGGCTGTTGTCTAAGGCCACCCAAGGGTGCATGGCTCTTGCTGTGCCTAAGTACGATGCCGTCGTGAACTTTAACCAACCACCAATCTTCTCAGGCATACCAAAACGAAAACGTACCTTGTCTACATCAAACCAACCGCCCTCATTGGTGTAAGAGGTAGTCTCTCGATTGACACCTGGTTTGAACTGAAGTTTGGTTAGTGGCATCTAGCATCCTATGCGTTAAGTGCGTCTAAATCATCCCAAACACGTTTTGCATGTGCAGCAGCGTCAAACGCTGTTGTTGCATTTGGGTCTTCATCTGTTGGAGCAGGGTCTGTCCAACCACCCGCTGATGCCTGTGCAGCAAGATATGTTTGTAAATCAGACTGAGAAGCTACTTCTTCTATCGCACCAGATATATCTGCACCATCGTCTGATATGCCGATCATAATCCAATCTTTAGGACTAGCTGTACCACTATCTGCAACTGGATACATACCGCCTGTTGACTGTGATACCCCAAACTTTAACCAAGTTGGAATCGTACCATCTGATTCAAGTCTATACTTTACTACTTTGTGTGCCATCTGTCTTGTCCTCTAGCTGTGGAGTGTTAGTCAAAGATGTTTTGTCCATGATATCAAAACCACGACTGTTTGCAAAGTCTGTTGGGCAGTGCGCCCACTTTTCTGCACAAGCCTCTAACCACTGCACTGTGTGGTGATGCTCTGGTGCTTTACCTTCTTTAATAATAGAGTTTTCCCACTGCAAATACGAGAAGACTTCTGCTTGTGCTTGTGCTGCATTTATCCCTAAATCAAAGATGTAGATAAGATTACCCTCATCTATCTGACCGTTACGACTTCTAGCCGCGTTTAATGCCTGCTTCATGCAAGTCATAATGTGGTACTTAACTTCTTCTAGTTCATAGTCTTCTTCAGTAAGCTCATCCTTACCGATCTTCTTCATCAGGTTGTCATACTGATTGGTAAAGAAGTTTAGCTTTCTTACTGCACCTTCTACATAGCCACGAGAGCTTGCCGCCTGTGCTTGCTTTTCGTTTATCTTTACCTCAAGCATTTCACGTTCAAGATCGTCTGTCTCTGTTTCTAACTTACGCTCTAGCTTTTTGAGCTTTACTTCTTCTTTCTTCATCTTGAAGTAGCCCTCTTGCAAGGCTGCTTTAGTCTTCTCAATCTCAGCTAAACTGTGCTTGATAGAACGGATAGGAGTAATAGCCGTAACATCAAGTGTAACGCTCATCATCTGGGAGTGTGACTTGTAAAAGTTACTAGATGCCTTTGCAATTACAGGAGCTTTTTCCTGTATGTTTGCCAACATAGATTTGTATTCAGGCTTCGCTTGTGGAAGCTGAATGTTTATGTCAGGCGTAGTAAGTGCTACTTCTTGTGTTGTGTCTTTAGGCATTATGAAGGCTTCGTTGGCATGGTGTGAGTATGAGGCCATCCTGATGCAGTTGGCAAATCTCTGAGTGCTTGACGATATGTAACCCACTCAGCTTTCTTTTCTGTAGTCAAAGCGGTATCAGCCATTTGAGTCCAATCAGATTCTGCCAACAGGGTTGTTCGAGTAGACCTTTGGGCTTCAGCCGCATCAGCATCAACACGAGCACGGTACGCTGTGGTTTGTGCGTCAACCGATTGTACGTTGCCATCATCGTCTGTAAATTCGGTAAACACTGGCCCAACAGAATTGACTGTCATCCAGTTGCCATCAGAATCCTGCGCTACACCAGAGCGAAAACTATACTCGTAAGGTGGCGTTGTGTCGGCTTGAGCACTTTCCATAACAGCATCTGCACCAAGACCATTTAGGCGTTCTGCTGTGAGCGTTGGCTCTAGAACAGGTCGAGTTTTCTTGTGCATCGTGCGGAAGGTTATTTCCGTCACTACCTCTTCCGTGTCTCTTATTCTTATTAGTCCCATGACTAAACTCCTTTCTTATGCGATTGCGTAAAAGATGTATGTACCGCCATTAATGCTAATTGGATTAGCTCCTTGTTGAGTTAGCTGAAAACCAGAACTATGAGGTTCTATATTGTTTGTGTTAGTGACTCCTGCATCAGTCGTATCTAACAACAAGTATGGGTCATCTGCTGAACTATTTATTCCTCTAACACTATCGTAAAGGTACCAACTTCCTGCTGCATCAGTACGTTTGCAAATAACTAGACGAGCACCTGCGCTAAATCCACAATCAACTGTAACAACGCCTGAACTTGATCCAGTATAGCTTCCAACCTTGGATACACCTGCGACTGTCGCAAATAAGTAATTCATGAAGGTTCCACCAGACTGATTAGTTCTATGTTGTGTGCCTACAGTAAAAACACTACTAGTTGGCGTTGTACTATCCCAAGCACCAGTGCCAGTTGCTTCTGCGTCAGTGTTTTCTAATGCAAGATACTTTGTATTGCCTATATCTTTATGATAAACATACCAACCATAACTAGTATCTCTACGTTTTACCCACATCATCTCTGGCACTACACCAAGGTTGTGACTTACATTGTGTGTACTTCCTGTACCTGTGTAAGCAACTACATCGAAATAGCTAGGTGCACGCTTCCACATCCAACTCATAGCATTAGAATCGCCCCAAAGCGCATCAATATGACCGTCCATAAAATCAAAACCAGCCTCACTTGCATTAGCTTCAGCAGCCGTTGAATCTGTATATAAAGTTTTTTCTCCTAATAACCTTGAATAAACAAACCAACTACTAGAAGCAGTTGTTAACTTAACAAGACCCATATCAACAATATGAGTACTGTCAAAGTAAGGGGCGCTACTTCCTATATAATCTATGCTAAAAACCTGAGTCCCTGCGGTAGGTGCAGCTAGTGGGCCAGCCCTGATTGCCATGTAGATTATCGTTGCATTTGTTATACCAGAGCCAACTCCGTTGCCATCAAAACCAGTAGCAGTTGGAGCGCCAAGATAAGTATTACTACCCCAACTTGTTGTTTCTGCCGCAGCCGCATTAGCCTCAAGAGGTTTTGTACCTGTTTTTGAGTACTCACGCATATCGTCCAAAAGAAACCAAGATGTTGAACTTGTAGCAGATTTTAAGAGTACAAACTCTGGCTCAAACCCAAGATCTACAGAAGGGAAAATACCTGTTCCATCCGTTGTAAACGAACCACACTTGATAATATCATCGCTTCCAGTAGGGCCGAACCCACCGTCATTATTATTGTGTGCGAATAAGTAGGCTACATAGCTGTCACCGTTATTATTAACATTACCATTTGTTTCAACAGTAAACTGAGTAGCAGTAGGCGCTGTTTGCCAATGATCACTTTGAGTTACCACCGCTGCTGTATCATCTAGATTAAGAAACTTTCCTGTTCCTAAACTTCTATGATATACAGACCACCTTGTTGTGCTACCTGCATATTTCTTTACAATCATCATTCCAGGCACTGAGCCTAGATTGTGATTTATTTGACGGTCTGCATTTCCATCCCCCGTATATGTTACGATGTCAAGAAATTTAGCCTGTTTCCTGAATGTCCACGAGACTTTACTGTTTCCAGAACTATTTTCTGCACCTAATGAACCTAAAGTAAAACCAGAAGAAGTAAAAGCTGTCAAACCGTTAGATCGAGTTTGATTTACATCTGTTGTGTTTGATTTTATCGCATAATACGCACCACGAGCAGTATCGTAGAGCATATGTGAGTTAGAGCCACTATCTCTATCTTTAATCCAAACCAACCCACCTTCGCCATTTGCGGTTGTATCTAAAGGAAGTGCTGCATTAGGTGGGGTGAAATTACCAGTATATCTAGCGGAGCCATTAGTTATTCGCCAATCATCTATGTACCCTGTGAAAGTATAATTTGAATCCCAGTGAGTACCTATCTCTAAATCATCCATAACAAAGTTATAACCTGATACATCTGTACCACTTGTAACAGCCGTACCATTTACATATAATTTTAATGTGTTGTCATATCTTACTATTGCGACATGATGCCAAGTGCTATTTGAGATAGCTCCACCAGTAGAAGTAATTGTTCCAGAGGGTGTACCATCAACCCCATTTTTAAAATTGAAAACGTACTCACTTCCAGCATGATATAAAGCCAAACTATAGTTGCTAGTGGTGCTTCCATCCCAAAGATGAAAAATACCTTTTGTTGTACTTGCGTCTGCATAATATGCCCAAAACTCAAGAGTAAAGTCCGTTGTACCTAAAATATAAGTGCCACTACTTGTTCGTAAATAATCACCACTTCCGTCAAAGTATATTGAGCCTGTTCCATATTTTTTAGTTGTAGTATTGACAGAGGTATTTCCAACCGCTGTTACAGTGTGGCTGAAAGGAGAGCTATCATTAAGTGAATCTCCTGTTAAATGAAGTACAGTGTTTTCCGTTGCCCAAGTACCAAGATTAATATTATTTTCGATAGCCTGTGAAGAGCCGTTTCCCTCATATAAGAATGTTGAAAAAACATTTTCCACATTAGTAGCAACATTCCCCACCGTGGGCCATTTTTCTTTCTTCTGTAGCTCTACAACTTCGTCTATTGACCACACCCCTGGAGCGGAGGTTACTTCTAAATTATTAGCAGGCTCAACAGCCGTGGCTCTAATTATATTTGCCTCGTATCGTTTATCTGACATTAAGCTATTCCTCCATGACCGTTAGAACACCCACCAAAGTTAGATACTTCAGCAGTAAGATCTCCAAAATCAGAAGCATTGCCCGTAGAAGCTATAGTGACCTTATCAATCTGGTTGCCTCTACCACTGCCTGACCCATCAAATCCACCCGCAAATACAGCTAGTATTTTATTTGAGTTAGACGCACAATCGCTCACAGCAACTGTAAGATCACCAAAATCTGTGGCGTTTCCTGTGGAAGCTATCGTTACATACGCTATTACATTTTGCCTTCCACTATTACCCCCTGCAAACAAGGCTCTTGTATTAGAAGCTGCGCCTGCGGGATGGTTGGAAGTAGCAACTGTAAGATCACCAAAATCTTGGGAATTTCCTGTTGAAGCTATAGTTATATACTGTATTACATTACTAAGCCCTGGAGATGTGGCATAGCCCCCTGCAAACAAACCTCTTGTTGGAGATGACGTAGAGCCAAGACTATTTACAGGCGAAAGCAAATCTCCAAAATCTGTTGCATTACCTGTTGAAGCTATAGTTATATATTCAATTACGTCTGTTCGTGCTGAAGTATAACCACCACCAACAACCCCTCTGGTTGAGCTAGAATGTGCAGCATTCAATCTTGTTGCCGTAGTTAAATCTCCAAAATCAGAAGCATTGCCTGCACTAGCAAAAGTAACATAATCCATTATATTTGAAGCTGAACCGCGTTCTCCACCAAGCCATACACCCCTAGTCGTTGATCCGCAGGCAGCAGGGGTTTCACCTCCTGATGTTAAATCTCCAAAATCAATGGCATTTCCACTTGACCCCATTAAGAGTTGCTGAATTACATTTGAGTTACCATTACCACCCCCAAATAAAGCTATTGTGGGGCCAACAGGCCAACCTGAAACATTCTGCATCTGCGTTGTGAGCGACCATACACCTTGATAATTTGGCATTATGCAAGTCCTCCGTGCACATTGGAGCATCCTGCACCTTCATACCTTGCAAGAGTAAGATCTCCAAAATCTGTGGAGTTTCCAGTGTTTGCTATAGTAATATATTCAATCCTATTAGACACCCCACCGCCATCATAACCCCCTGCAAAAGTACCTCTTGTTTTACTTGATGCTGCCATAAGATTAGAAGTTCCTGTGCTTAGATTACCAAAATCTGTAGCATTACCTGTAGAAGCAGTGGTTACATAATCTATTTCATCTTTAGCACTAGCGGCATAACCACCACCAAAAACTGCTCTTGTAGATGACGAACATCCTGCTAAACCATCTCTAGCCACTGTTAAATCTCCAAAATCTGTAGCATTACCTGTGCTTGCTATAGTCACATAATCCATAATGTTATATCTTGTGAATGGAGATCCCCCTACTCTACCACCTGCCATCACAGCCCTAGTAGTATTACCTGCGGAAGCAGGTAGAACACGAGCTTGAGTTGAGTCACCAAAATCTGTGGAGTTACCTGTAGAAGCTATAGTTACATATTCTATTACATTAGAGTCTGAACCTGCATTACCGTTACAAAATAAACCTCTAGTTTCATTTGAAACACCAGAGCCTTGAGTTGTATTTGTTAATAAATCACCAAATGTGGAGGCATTTCCTGTAGAAGCTATTGTAATATACTGTATTAAATTACTTGGACTAGTCGCACCTCCTCCAACAACACCTCTTGTTGATGAGCCAAAAGCACCACGAAAGTTTTCTCTATTTTGATCAAGATCTCCAAAGTCAGTAGCATTGCCAGTGCTTGATATTGTAATATAGTCTATAACATTTGATCCAGAGGTTCCTTGTCCTGCAAAAAATATACCTCTAGGATTAGTAGGACTAACACTCCCACTCGCATCACTAGGCGCAGAATATCCAAACGCATTGATTGCCCATACGTTAAATGTATAGGTCGTTCCATTAGAAAGACCTGTGACATTAATCGGAGAAGAAGTTCCAGAAGCACCTACGCCAGTATTTGACTGCGCTCTATAGCCCGTTATTGCCGAACCGCCGACATCAGTTGGTGCAGTAAAGCTTACCGTTGCCTGTGCATTACCTGCGGAAGCACTAACACTTGTAGGGCTATCTGGTGCATTCAGCCCGTCTTGACCTATAAAGCCGCCTCTACCTCTAGCCATGTGCGACTCCTATTAGTCGGTGATTTGCTCGTAGCTTACAATTACTTCTAAATCGCTTGCAGTACCCGCAGTTGCAGTTATCGAAGTATTCTCTTCGAGATATATCGCGGTGCTCTTATCCAACACAATCAATGATGCGTCAGCAGGTACAGACACGGTTGCAACAAGCGAGTATGCTGTGCCGCCTCCTGATGCTGCGCTGTGTACATCTATAGTAATATCACAAGCATTTGTGCCATCTACGTTTGCAACTTGGATCATATTCACTTTTAAAACATCATCACTCGATGCCGCGTTACTTAGAAGTGTAGTCTGTGATGTTGAACTCAATGCAACCACTGCGGTTTTTCCTAGTATTGAGCTTACATTTACAATATTCGGTGCAGCCATATCTTAGCCTCCTTTAACCAAAAACAATAGCCATAGCTATGGCTTTACCAGTTCCAATTCCAGCACTACCAAAACTAATAGTGCCACTACCATTTGTAACCAACGCTTGCCCGTTAGTCCCATCTGAAGTCGGGAGGGTAAGAGCCGTTACAAAAGACTGTAGGTTTGCGTCATATGCCAACACGTTTGACCCAATCGCAACCCCTAAATTTGTTCTAGATGTCCCCGCATTCGCCACATCTGACAAGTTGTTCGCAGCTAGTAAGCCGCCTGTGACAGGCACAGAAGCAAAGGTAGATGTAAGATCTACCACCGCTGCGCCAGATCCTGCGCCATCAGCGTATATAATCGCAGACTTGCCGTTTGTTACGCTTACATTAGCACCAGATCCTTGAGAGAATGTGGCTGTTTGACCTGAGTTATTCTTTACAAGATACAATCTTTTCGTATCATTTGGGCTAATTGTAATTGTATTTGTACCAGAGGGCGAACCACCTAACACAAGAACATGATACTGACCATCTGATGCGGAGCCATCTGACGTAGTCAATGTATGAGTTGTTCCTGAGAGTGTTACGTCTCCAACACCTACCGCCAAGCGGTCAATGATATCAAAGTTTGTATTGGTTGACGTACCCCATGTTCCAGATTCATCACCTGTCGCAATCTTTTTGATACCGCCATTTGTTGTATAGGTTGCCATTTTTCCCTACCTTTACGCTGCTATTTCTGTCCAAGTTGTGCTTGGATTAGGCTGTTCCTCTGTCCATGTACTACCCGGATTTGGAGAAACACCTGTCCAACTTGTACCTGGAGCAGGAATTATATTACCGTAAACTAACACAGATCCTACGGTTGCGCTAGTGCTTAAACCTGTAACAGTTACAGAGGATGGTGCAACGATTGTTACACTACCAACTTGACCTGTTGCAGTCATATCTCCTGCAAACACAGGAACTCTTTGAAAGGTATTAAGTGTAACTGACCCAACAGATGCAGTTGCTGCAATACCTGTGACAGCCACATTCGGTGCATCTCCTGAAACAGTCGGTCCTGTTAACTCCCCTGTCGCCGCAATACCTGTCGGCGTAACATCAACACCAACACCTTCGCTAATCGTAACAGAACCTACACCACCCGTAGCTGCAATACCTGTCGGCGGTACGTTCACACCAATTATTATACTTGTGCCGGATCCAACCGCAGATGTTGCAGATACCCCTGTTGTGGTTACAACAACACCGCCACCCTGAATAACAGTAGCCGTTCCTACAAAACCCTGACCCTGTAATCCTGTAACTGGAACATTCTGTTCTGTGACCAGACTTACGTCACCAACGCCACCTGTGGCGGCTATACCTGTAAGATCAATACTATTGTTACCTTGAACCGTAACACTGCCAAGACCTGAAGTTGCCGCTAGTCCTGTAACGGATACAGATATATCTTCTCGAACAACAGCAGTGCCAACTTGACCCTGCATGGCTGAAAGAGTAGACTTCTCACCGCCCCAAGCGGTTACACCAAATCCTTCTTCACCCCAACCGTTGAGAGTATGACCAACACGGACAGGGACCGCTTCACCCCAAGCGCCCTCGCTCCATGTTCCACGACCCCAACCGTTGATGTTCGCCATAGCGAAAGCCTTACGCTATACGAATAATCGCGTTAGATGCGTCAGCAGTTGGAAAAACAATTTGAAAGTCACCAGATGTAGAAGACTTATCTGATCCAAAGTCTAACACAACCACTGTGTTTGTCGTGCCAGAACCACCTCCTGTTTGGGTATTATAAATCAACGCACCACGAGCGGTGATTGTTGCAGAAGTGTATGTCTTATCCGCAAAGTCTGTAAGAGCAGTCGTGCCAGAACTTGTAGGTGTTACATTGGTCAACGCCCCTCCACCCGCAGTATACGAACCAGAAGCTGAAACTTCGTTTGAGGTTGTGTATGCTGTAGTGGCAGCAGTGAAAGAGGCACTGTTAGTATATAAAGCAAGTTTGTAAACGTCTTGCCCATTAGTAAAATCGTGCTTTCCTTCCAAAAGTTCTTTTTTGAAAGAAGTACACATTGCGTTTCCAGTAAAGGCCATGTCAAAGTCTCCTTATAAGTTCAGCCAGTTGGGGATGACCTGCATCTTTTATTGCATTGCATACAGTGGTGCGGTCACTACGAATAGCCTGTCTCATATAGTATTCGACGAGCTTTTCAACGTGCTTTGAGAAAGCACGAGCTTGATCTCTTATACCAGGATGGGCGCTATCAGAGATCGAAATTACTTTTTCTACGCATTGTTGCGCTAATTCTTCAGGCGTAAAACCTCGATTCTCCGTTGTTCTAACTCCTACAACAGGTTCATCTTTTGGTACGCTTATATCCATTTTAAACATTATTGTTTTGCCCTAATAACTTTTCCTGTGCGATATTCATCTGTTACTTCTTTTGATTCACCCATCATTTTAAGAGGTAATAAACTTTCTTGAAATCTTTTATCATAGTAACCCATCATATCCTGTTCACCTTTCATATACAAATATGCCTCCACCAAAGCACCGTATAAAAGTGTTAACTCTGCATTTTCGCTTAACCAAGTTGTACCACTACTGGATCCGGCAGTTAGACTTGCAGGACGATAAAAGTAATGAAGCTCTGCGGTAAATGTGGTGTTAGGGGTTGGAGCCAATATAAAATTATCTACGTCAAAAACAGCATAATATCTTGGAGAACCAGTGGTTGTAGAATCTGGTGTGTAAGTCTGTATGAAACTTGGATCTTTAAAATCTATGAAAAATTTGTCTCCATCTGTCCCTGCAAGGCTTAAAGAAAACGGAGCTAAAAAATCACTTGGGCAAGCTAAAAATTTATTACTTGCCGTGCATGACGCTGTCGCGTTTTTACGAAACAAACTTAACTGCACATTTTTTAAAATACGTTCCTCTGATAATCTAATAAATGTAGGAAGATTATTGACGAAAGTTGTTTCGTCATTTTCCGTGTAGTCTTGAATTGCAGTTTTCAGTTGATCGTATGTAAAGCTCATATCATCACACTATTGTTATGTTTCCTACCATAGCACTATGGTTAGTGCATTGATATACTAGAGATGTATCACTTGGTTCATGGGGTACAATAAACTGCGTCAAACCCGTAGTTGAATTAAAGTTTTCTGTTACCCCTGTAGTAAAAGCAGAGCCGCCATCAGACGTCCTTATTTGTAGAGGATGACTACTTACATTTGCGGTATTGTCTATAAGATAGGTGTGACCCTTATAAAAAGTAAAGTTTGGATTATTACCCGCAGTAGCCCCAGGACCAGTGAAAGTGTAAGCAGATGAACCACTTGTCCCTGCTGTGTATTTTGTTACGGGGCCAGTTGTTTCATCATTTAGTCTGAGCCACGCACCACCGTGCGCGAAATAAAGTCCCCCAGTCGCATGTACATGTGCTACAGCGCCATGATATGTAGAAGCACTTGGAAGATCGCTCAAGGCCGCGTAATAAAAAACAATTTTGTTTGCACCAGAACTGACATCAAATAAACCGTTTGAGTCAATTATATCAGTTAAAGTTGTGCCATTTCCAAGAGCATCATATACCTCATTAAAGTTATCGTTTATCTTATCCGCTCCTGCACGAAGAGTATCTCCTGACCCGTCGTTTGCAGATGAACCAATACCTACCGTTTGTTTTGCCATATTCTATCCCTCGTCAAATGTGTCTGTTGTCGAATCTAAAGTTACAGAGGTGCTATCAAATCTTGGCACAGAGCTTGTAACAGACACTGTAACGCTTCCCACTGAACCTATTGCTGAGACACCCGTCACAAGGTCTGCTGAATCGGTAGGGTTAACAACGACTGAGCCGACTTGTCCCAAAGCAATTAAATTATTAGCAGGAGTAATTCCCTCTATTTCTTTAAAACCAACAGGCATAAAACCATACTGTATAGCTCTTTCAGATGCCACGTCTTGTGGTGGACGAGCATCCTGTAGAGCTTGAGCGTCAATAACCTTACGAAAAGGACCTAACTGAGGCTGTTTTCTTTCAAACTCATCCTTACCAACTAATGCCCCGTTCCATTCTCGACGCATATCTTGGTATCGATACCTAAAACCAGACCGATCTGATATAGCGTAAGCGTTTTTTCCAGAGGCAAACTTGGTCATCAGGTTGTCCTAAAATACTGAAATTGCGGCACCACATTAAAAGAAGCTCTGTCTCGATCCTCCGCCATGGCTCTTTCGAACTCTTCTTCATAAACAGCCTTTAAAAGCTGAAGACGATTTGGTGCTCTTTTAAGTGCAATGTAATACGCTAATCCCGCCGCAAGACACGGATAGAACCTAAAAGGCATGTCTAAAGTATTTACTTGAGCGTCAGCATCGTCCATGCGGGTAAGGGCGTCATACACAATCACATCTGTGCTATTGTCAGGGACAGGCCATACCTTCAGATTTGGAGTAATTTGCCTGTCAAGAAAAAACTGGGACGGTCTTCCCTGAGTTGTTTTTACAGGAATAGACAAAAAAGTATCTCTACTGACTCGAGTTAAAGCAAAATCTGTATTGTCCCTTCGAACGACCAAAGATAAAACATCTATTACATCTGTGCCAAGATCATATTCACCGTCAGCTTGCGTAACTGTTTGAGTCCGTTGTTTGATAGTCCATTGGTTTAAACCTCTGTTTGCCCATTCGGCAAGCATAAGATTTAAAGATCTTTTTGCTGTTTTTAGATCATACCCTGTTCGAACCTCAAGACCGCAACGCTCAAAAGCTTCTTCAATGTATTCTGCTACATCTAACTCAAAATCTTTTGATCCTGATACAGTCATGTTTAATCCTCGTTGTACAGGTTATCGAAAACCCTGTTTACATCTAGTGTATAGTCTAAATCACTTTTTGAATAGTGTATATGTTGTGACGGTTTAAAGTCTGGCGCACCCTCTCCTGTGGCAAACCATGCGGGATGTGTAACTCGTACTCTGTTATTTGGTAATGCAACTATATTTCCTGTCCACTCTCCTGCATCAAGAAGCTGTAAAACATGACTTTGTTTATGTTGAGCAGGATCATCTGCAATTTCGCTTTCTGAGTAATCCACAGTAAACAAATACTTTGCAGGGTGCATGTTGCCATCAATCTTTGCAAGCCAAGGACACGGCGTTGCACGATCCATCACAAAAACAGAATGATGATAAGACGCGCAATCCCACGGTTGAGCGTCGTAAGTTTCCATTGGTTCAGGCCACTCTTCAAGTGGTATATCTGCAACAAGCGCCGTCAACGGCATTCTCGCCCACATCGCGCCTCCATGTACAGTATCCTCTTCATCCCCTTCAGCTTCACTTCCAGTAAATATAACTTGAAAACTAAGACATCTATTAGGCATCGTGGTTACCCCAATAACCATCGCATGTAAAAATTCGCCGTGGTACTTCTCGTGGTTATGAGTGTATTCACGGCGAACCCATGCCTTAAAGTAAGGCACATTCGAATGTAAATACGCCATTATTTTTTCTTCTTCGCGGCTCCGCCTTTGGCTTTCTTCATCGGGCTAAGTGTCATACCCTTTTGTTTTGCTGCGCTTCGTAGTTGTGCCATCGTCATAGCACCGCCGCCCATCATCATTTTTGTGGGCATCTTACCACCCATGGCACCGCCTTTAGCTCGACGTTTTACACCGCCCATTGCGCCGCCTTTAGCTCGACGTTTAATTTTGCCACCTGATCGGTAACCTTTTTTCTTCATTGCCATCCTTTTCTCCTTCCTGAGTTATGCAGATACAGAACCAGTGGTTCTTTTTCTGCGGTTTGACAATACTGCACCACAGCCTCTAGCTACGATTCCTTTTTTACCTTTTTTGTTTTTGGGGGACGGCCTCTTGGCTTCTTGCCTTTCGATTGCACCGCCGTTGCTTGCAAACTTGACTTCTGCTTCTTTTGTGTTTTTGACAAAGGTTTTGCCCTTGCTACCTTCGCTTTTCTTTTTTCTGGCAGTGGCTGCTCTTTCGGCTTTCGAAAGACTATTCGCTTTAGACCTTGGAAGACACCTGTCAGGATTCTTTTTATCCTTTGAAGTGCCGCACTTACCTTTGATTTCACCATCAGAACCAATCCTTACCCAGTCTTGTTTCAACCATTTTTTTAGTTCACCCATAAAATTACCTTTTATTTTTGATAACTTTTTTAATACTTTTCGCTTGTCTAGAATGTGTTTTGGAAGCTTTGTTTAAGCCTCTCATAACTTTTTTAAGGGTTGCTGTTTGTTTTTTATTTACCATTACCTTCCCTTTCTTTTGCCGCCTTTTGATTTTTTTGCGTAGTTCGGGTCTTTACAATACTTTGAGGCGGCTAAGTTTGCATACGCGGAGGGATATGTATCAAAAGTTCTTTTAGCCCAAGCTTTTCCCTCTGGACAAATCTTACTTCCTTTAGATTTTTTTGACGCACCACCACCGTTTTTGTAATAAGTAAGTCCTTTTGGAGTTTTTCTTACCTTTGCCATTATAAAAGTTTCCCCGCTACTGCCGTTGCTATAATTAATACCGCTATACCCCATAGCCTCATATCAAGCTTATCAAGCTGTTTATCTATTTTTTTGTACCGCTCATTGCATTCTTCTTCATGTTTTTCTAAAAGTTTTAAAAGATCCTCAGTATTCATTAGCATTTCCATCTTTTTCTAGCTTGTCTCAAACGTGAATTAGGATCTTTCGCCGCCTTTGGAAATTTTTTCATTTGTCCCGCTGAACGAGCACAAAATGATTTACGACGTTTATCGTCCTTACTACCTTTTTTTACTTTTCCTGTAACAGCAGTTTTAAGTTTTGAACCAGGATTTTTTCTTCTATAGGCTTTAACCCCTGCTTCAGTCATTCCCGCCCCTTTTTCTGTAGGGCGGAAATTCTTTTTGTTACGCTTCGGCATACTGTCGCTTTTGCGTTTCTTCTCTTTAGACGACTTTGTTTTTACCTTAGACGCCATAGGGTCACCTTAACTATGGAAGATAGTCAATGCGGTGACGTTAGTAGCCACTGAAATATGCACGTCGCTTGTAAATAAAATACCTTCGTCAGGAATGTTCACCGAATGAGTTTCGGATGCAGAAAAATCAATATCTAAAACTGTTGAACCGCCATTTCCGTCAGTAAGGGTAAGTCTACCCGCGCCTCCGCCTGTAAGAACCTGTATCTGCCGTAAACGTGCGCGACCCACTGAGGCCGCGCCTGTCCCCGTCAGACGCTTTGCTTTTACGTCTGAATTAGCCATTTAAGCCTCCTTTAACCGAGGTTATTGTTTTGAGCATACAAAATGGTAATACGAATCTCACCTGCTGATGTTGCAGCGGAATTAGTTACAGTCAAACGAATGTCTGCTGTTCCTGTATCTTCCCATGCTAATGCGCCACCCGATTCGGTTGTTGGATATTTACGTCCGGCAGTTGTTCCAATTCCAAATGTATTAACAAGTGTTGCAGCACCACCAACAGTGTCTCCAACACTTATATTTGTGGCCCCACTTGCTGCTGTAATCACGTCGAGCACACAATCAATAATCTGAGAGTTTGCGGGGATGACAACGTTTGTTACAGATGCAGCCAAAGCACCGCCAGATAAATCTGCTGCAAATGTCTGAGACATTACAACTTGACCAGTGTTTTTAATATTTGTGCCGAGACTTGTGCCCGTAGTTTCTTTAATGGTTCCTGCTTTAATAGGACCAGAGAAAGTTGTAGTACCCATGTAGATCTCCTGTCTTGGGTTAAGTCAGCAGCCCCATGCCGCTGTCAGGGATAATTCACTATAACACATCAAATAAAAAAAGAAAGAGCCGCAAAAGCGGCTCAATCCAATTAAATTGTATTGAAACTTAGGCTGCGCCTGGAGTTCCAAAAACTGTACGCCAGTCGGATACACCGAAGCTGTAACGCTCACGAGCTTTAAATCGCATGTTACCTGTATCAAAATCACCTTCCATGGCTGTTTTGATTGGGGCACGATTAAAGTACTTAAACCCGTTAGGTGCGTCTGTCTTTATGAAATACGCATCTGTGTCTGTAAGGAAGTGGTTAACAACAGCGCCTTGAGGAATCATTCCCATGTTCTTCATTGCGTTTGCGTCATTATCCGCTGTTCCCGGACGTAGGTTTGAGTTTAACACTCGCTCTGCAATAAACTGCAATTCTTTTGGTATGATTAGTTTCGTACCGCTTACTGCAATTTTAAGACCACGCTCATCAGTAAAACCTGCAATATCGATGAGCATTTGCTCTAATGAGGTTTCATTGAGGTCTGCCGCAGTTGCCAAAATATTGGTTTGGTTACCTGACAGAGATGGGTGGGCGTTTGAGCATAATGCTGCGCCGTCCCCAATCGCGTTTGCACCAGTGTTGAACGCATTGTTCAAGATAGATGCAGCTTTGATTTGCTTTGTTTGAGCCATAGAACGTGCAAGAGCTTTCGTATAACGAGAAGCCAGACGATCATATAGATTGTCCTCAATCGCTTCCTCGGTAATTGAGAAAGCCAAAGCAATGGTTTCGTGAGTGTAACGAGCAGTGTATGTTTCTTTTGCATCGTCAAAACTGATGGCTCCGCCTTCAGATTTTACAGGTGCAGTTGAGAAACCACCAAGCATTACTTCTTCTTCGAAAGCACGGTCAGATGACTCTTCTTCAAAGATTTCAGAATGCTCGTTCTCGTAACGATTATATTCTAACCCAAACAATGCATTTAGGCCAGGTTCTAGCTCTTTCGCTAGTTGTGCGCGTGATATAGCCATACTACGCTCTCCTTATACGCCTGTTGATGTCGCGTTGGTCTGAGAATCAAACCGCGACGTGGTTGCATTGAAATGAGCATTGATTCTTACAATCAATGGAATACCCGCAGCAGCAAAATCGCTGTTTGCTTCGTCATCCATTATACCGACAATACGCAACGGAAGTGTTGCAGTAGTGTTGATTGAAGACACGCTCAGTGCTGAGTTTGAATTACCCGTATTGGTAGAACCAGTACGTGCAGATGTGCCTAAAGACGCATTTGCAAAAACAGCCGTTAGGGCTGTCGCACGATCTGTGATCGTTGCGTCAGTTGCTACTTTGAACAACTGATTTGGATTGTCAGCTACAAAAGCTTTAACAGGGTGGTTAGTATCCACGCTGACATTGTTCGAACCGGGCCAATAACTTACAAAGGTCGGTTTTTTCGAAACTGAGTCAACATATTCTACGCCCATCAGAACACCAAGAGCAGGAGTTGTACCCCCACTTGTAGCTCCCGCATGATCTATTACGCCTGCCGCAGTTGGCACACATAAAGAGTATTGGAAGATCGGATTGGTGTTGTTAGAAGCGATTTCATACTGAGTTACCCCAGTAGAATTTACACCGTTTCCAACAAGCCCGATAGGACGTAAACCGAAGGCAGTATTTTGATTTGCCATTTTAGTTTTCTCCTAATGGGGCGACCCTAACTTTTACGAGGGCCACCGAAGGTTACACGAGACTGACGATTGGCTTTTTCAATCGTCATGGTTGAATGTTGATTCTCTCTCATCATATCGTAGTCAACTGCATCCATTTGATCTCTAGATTTACTATTAAAGTAATTAGTTCTCTCCTGAACCGTCTCAACGGGAATCCGAGCGAGTATCAGTCCGCCTACTCCAAACACACCTTCATATTTACCTGATTCTACGACGGGAGCTTCAAAGTCAGGATATTCGTCCTTACGAACTAGTTCCCAACCCTCCCGCATTTTAGCACTGATGTTTTTTGTATCATCAAATCCTCGCGTTTCGGCTCGAATCCAACGATGCGCAAACCCATCAGGGGCAGGCGGTGCATCTAACATTGACGGGGGTGCCCACGGACGCCTTTGCGCCGTTTTTTCCCTTGTTTGATTAGCGCGAGAAGTACGCTTGATTGAATCGTTTGTGCTATCAGTCATTGTGTTACTCCTTCACGTATTTCGCATATTCTTCTAGCGGCACACCCAATTTTTTCGCGATTGCGACTTGGCTAGGGGTGAGTCTAACCTTTTTCCCACTGCTGCGCCCAGAATTGGATCTTGATACGCCTGCAACCGTCTGAGCGGGTCGTTTGCTTGCGTTCTTCGCTTCACCTCCGAATGTGTCAGAAATGCGGCGATCAAGTTCAGTATAGTACTCATCGCTCGTGGGGTCAAACCCTTCGTCTTCCACGAGCTTTTTGTGTATGCCAAAAGCGGCAAATGTTTTGGCTTCATCCTGTCCAAACCACTCATTACGAGACGCCCAATCTTGGGCTTTTGGATCAGGACGTTTGATCTGTTGCTGCGGTGCGGCTTGAGTTTGCTGCGGTGCCGCAACCTGCTGTTCAGCCTGCTGTTGTTGCCTTTCTTGAGCTAATTTAGCTTGATTAGCCCTTTCATTTTCCGCAGACAAAGCAATCATTTTCTTATTAGCCTCAACAACGGCGGCTGTATCGCCCAACTCCATAGCTCTAGCTAATTCTTTTTCAGTTTGCTCCATCTGAGTAGAGACACGATTTGAGTACTCGGTAACATAATTGCTATCTAAGGCACTAAATCTTTGCTTTAATTGCGTAGCCTCGTCTTGAACCTGTTTTGCGTAATTAATCGCCTCTTCTTCACGGCGTTGAGCCTCACGCATTTTCTTTGTAAGACGGTCAATCCTTTTTTGAGTTGCACTTTCAGCTTTATCAAACTGATCCTCTTGTACAACTTCAACTTTTTCTGATTCCGTTTCTTCCTCTGGAGTTTCAACCTCTACTTCTGTATCGGCCTCCATCTCCATTTCTAATTGTGCCTGTTCTTCTGCCATTTAACCCTCCTAGTAATGCAAAATGTCTTCTGGATCGTTAATTCGAGCCAAAATCTCGTCATCATTTAAAATACGAACTTCTCCGCCATCAATAGCAAAGCGTGATCCCGCATATCTTGCAAACATCACCCATTCTTTCTCCGCGCACCAAGGGCCAGAAGGAAACTTTTCCTGATCTTGGTATGCCAACGGTCCGACTTTCAATACATAGCCGACTTGCGTTGAAATTTGCTGTTGTTCTACAGCAGAATCGGGCAATAATATGCCCCCTTCAGTCTTCCCCTTACCGCGGTAGGGTAAAACTAAAATTCTCCATCCTGTGGGGTTGGGCATTCTATCTAGAAGTGACCCGCCTATGGCTTCTGGGTCTAAAACTTTAACTGTTGGCTCTTTGTAAGCATCTCCAAGACTTGCTACAGCCTCTTTTACTTCAGTTAAATTAACTTTTGCGCTCTCAGTCATTACTTCGCTCCTGTTTATCTAGCAGGCCCTTGAGTTCCTGTTCCACGTGATTCAGGGCTTCAAGATTCCCCATAAGCTCACGATATTGCTCCATCGACGAAACGTTGCCAAACTGCATCAGGTCAACAACGCCCTGTCTTCTGTCTTTTATAATGCGAAAAACAGCCTCCGCAACATATATCTCATCCATTCTTAGATATTCCCACCTTTTCTTATATGAGAGATCCTAAGATATTTTGAGATAATATGCAATTATATATTAAGCCACTTATATATTTTATAAGTTTCTTCTTTACGGTGCTTCAAACCGTTGTAACCACCGTTTACTCTTTTGGTTATTGTTTTAATCGTATCTTCATCGACTCCGTTATCACAAATTTCCCACAACTTGTTCCTGTGAAAGAACCAAATTGCACTTTCCATAGGAAATTTTGAGGAAACAAGATCAGGATCTTCCATTACTTCAGGTAAATCCATGTCCGCTGCAAACTGAGAATAATTATTTTTGCCAGTGCATTGTAAAAATCCACGACCTCGCCACAGATAGCCCTGTCCCTCATTGCCCATTCTGTCACCATACACCCGGTCTGCTAAGGCTTGTGGGTTACGAGCACAACTTTCAGCATCGCTCTCAGATCTGAAGTATTTTCCAAAGACTGCCAGTATAGATTCTTTACTATAGTTAAGATTTTCTTGGGTATAACGAAAAGTTCCGCTTTCATGCACGAGTTGACCAAGAAAATGTGCTCCACGCTCTGGGTTCAAGGCATAATGGTTACAAATCTTCTTTGCAGTATTAGGACCAAATGCACCATCTGGTGAAGATCCAATCTTTTCTTGCAAAGTTTTTAGTGCTTCACTCATTTTATCTTCGCTTTCATAAATAAAACCAAGCCGTAAACAGTAAGTGCAAAAACAGTAGCAACTCCTACGTCCAATAAATGTTCTCGCATATGATATATAAACTCAATCCCCGCTTGAACATCCCCTTGACTGGACATTGAGGTAATCTCAACGTTTTTTGTACCAGTAAAGTTTTCAATAGTTTGTTCCATGTCACCTCTTAAAGAATTTTTGTACGCCTCTTACACCAAATGATGCAGAGATTGCTATACCCAAGCTATAAAAATACCAGTCTGGTGCCTTGGAAAGCTGTTCAAAGCCTTTATCTACCCAACCCTCAGTGCCTGGAATGAACGCTAAAACAAGCGGTATAGACAGGACAATGACAAACCATTCGTCTTTCCAACTTGATTGAGAACCCTGCGCCATGATGCGCTCCCAATCCGCAACCGAAGTCTCTTTACTCAGCATAATCTTTGCTTTGGCTTCGGCCTCTGTAAGTTTTAGCTTTGCACTTGCAGCCTGTGCTTGAGACTTTGCATCAAGCCAACTGCCCGCCAGACCCGCTATCGGACCAATAATCGATTGTAGCATCAGTTTTCCTCCATCTGAATACTTGTTTTCTTTTTATCAGCTTTTGCACTGTATGCATTAAAGCCCATAAAAGCTGCAACCACCCCGGAAGCAGCTATCACGTATACACTTGCAATATCTGTGATAAGACTCGCCGCCTTGTCAAAACCCAGAACACTAGCCAAAAGTATGATAAACGGGTAAATCAACATTCCTGCCAAAGCAAAACCTGTAAACCTGCGCTCTGCATTGCGCTTTAAATCTCGATCAACCATTTCAAGTCTACGGTCTTCAAGAGCGAGTTTATTCCATTCTGCTTTTTCAATAACACCGTTATTATTTAAATCAGCTTTGTCAAATTCCGTCATTTAGTCGCCCTCGCATACGCAATTGCTATTCTTTTTTCCCGGGTGATTATAACAACTTTCCAGTTTTTGTCATATATAATGTATTTTCCACGCCATTCTTTGAGTATCACCGTTCTATTTTAATACACACAACTTTGGAATTTTGGTTCGTAACCAAAACTTTAGCTTCTTTTTGAGCCATTTTGCAGGCTTCTTCGCTAGAATAACTTCCCACGTGATAGTGGTCAAAGTTACCGCTTATAACCTGTAACCAAAGCAACACCCACATTTAAATACTCGCTACAAGCATGTATACAAATGGAAACGCTGCCACGAACATCAAAAACAAAATACCAAGCACCAATTTCATTACCACCTCCCTTGCCATTTTCCTAAAAAATAAAACAAAACAAATAATATCCCACCACTTACAACAAAGATAAAAGCCCCAATGGCAAAATTTATTGCAGCATCCATCTGTTCCTGCTTACGGTAAAGCTCGTCCTTACGCTGCTTACGCATTTGTGCCTCAATCGCCAAAACTTCTTTCCAAGCACTCGGCCCATAGGTCCAAGATATGTGGTCCTTGATCTCGGCCCTCATTTGCTCCATCTTTTTCTTTTGAGCAAATATCTCCAAAGCAGTCTCTTCGTCAGACCCCTTGAACGTCTTTTTCCAAAACGGAGGATTCTTCTCCCGCTCTTCAAGGTTTGTAAAATCAGAGAAAGCTTTGCCCC